GGCATGCCGCCGGTCTTCACCAGTGCGCCGCCGCCGGGCGGGACGCGGAAGATGTTGGTGTTCTGCCGGGCGCCCGTGTCCGCCATGAGGAAGCCGGGGAAATTGGCGTACATGCCCGCGTCGAGCATCTCGCGCCATGCCGCCGTGATGGCGTTGGTGGTGTTGCCGAGGATGTGGAGCAGGCCGATGTCGTAGAAGCCGAGGCCGGGGACGAACGTGTACTTGATGAAGTTCGTGCGCGCCTCGGGAAGCTCGGCCTCGTCCTCGTCGTAGTTGCGGACGATGGACAGGACCTCGCGCGAAGACAGGTCGATGGTCACCCGGTAGGGGATCTCAAGGCCGGACTCTTTGCCCTTGTACTTGTGCTCGAAGCCGGGGATGTCCAGCTCGCAGTAGCACTCATAGATCTCGCGGTCGCGGTCCTCGGGCCGGAAGGAGCCCGCCGAGATGCCCTGCTGTGCCCGCTCCTCGCGCTGCGCCGCGTCGAGATCCGGGTCCTTCGCCATGGGCAAGTCGATGTCGCGGTAGACGCCGAGGATCTGGAGGCGCCTGACCGTGCTTGAGCGCATCATAGAACGATGCGTGATCCGCTTGGCGTTGTTCAGGTCAGTCGCCGCGTTGTTCACGATCAGGTCATCGGCATCGACGCTCTCGGAGACCGGGCGGCCACGGAGCGGGCAGAAGTAGACTTTCTTGAAGCTCGTGCCGCCGAAGCCCAGCATAAGGAGCATGCGGTCGGTGTCGGGGTAATACTCGGACGCTGTGGCCGTCAGGTAATGGTTCAGGTCGCGCTCGAGCGCATTGGCGAGCGTGTCCTCCTCCAGCGTGGCGTTGTTGTTGTCGTCGCGGATCTTCACCGGCCCGTCGGTGGGCAGCAGCTCCGAGCGGGCGTTGGCTTGGAAACGCAGCACTGCTTCAAGCAGCAGCGGGTGGCGAACACGGCTCATGCCCTCCACCGGAGCGCCATCGGCACCGCCCGCAATGCCGGGGATCTCCAGCTTCAGGCCGAGCAGCTTGATGCCCTGCGCGCGGCCCTCGATCCAGTCGCGGCGGCTCTCGATGTCGTCCTCGATGCCGCGCAGAAGCTCGTCGGCGATGGAGCCGAGCGCGCCTTGGTCGATGTCCTCGACGAGGTTATCGAACCAGCCGCCCTTATCCTTGCGTGGCTGATCGACGAGGCTCTTGCCGTCCATGCTGACCGTCACCGAGCCGTCCTCGTGCTCGATGCGCAGGATCGGCTCGTTGTCGTTCATCTCCGGGGCGTCGGCGTTGTCCGCCTCGATCACCACGTCGGGCGCCATTGGAATGGCCGCCTCGGGCAGGCCGGGCAGACGGATGTTCTGGGGGACGAGGCCGGGCAGCGGCATGATCACGATCCTTCGACTGGCAACGCTTCCATCTCGGCGACGAAGCGGGCGATGCCTTGCTGTGCCGCGATTGTATCAGATTGGGCCATGATCTCATAGTGGCGCACGAAGTCGTAGGGCTCTTGGCCCCAAACCTCGACCCGGAAGTTCCCGATCCGCTTGGGCGTGTTGAACGTGATGACGTCTACGACGGCGCTGGCTTGGATCATGGCGGTGCCTCAGATGGGATAAAGGGGTGCGGGCGCAGCCCCAACATGGCGGCGCCCGGCGTCGATCTCAGCCATACGCTCAGGCGCGCGGACGAGCAAGCCGGTCTCGCGCAGGTGGCGCAGGGCCATCGAGACGGTGTCCACGAGGTCGTCGTGCTTGCCCTTCGGAAAGACCTCGCACTGGCGGATGACGAGATCGGCCCACTGCCGGTCTGGCGCGTAGATCATGCCCTCGGAGAACAAATGCTGAATGGAGTAGACCCGCGCCAGCTTGTCGAGGCTGCCGGGGTTGATGATTTGGACGGCCCAGTCTTCGGCCCCGTACAGGCGCCGAAGCTCTTGGGCGACGGACAGGCCGCTGGCCTTGCCCTCGACGAGAAGCTTGTCCACCTTCATCTTGCGGCAGGTACTGGCCACCTTGGCGACCAGCTCGGACAGTTCGAGGCGCTCCTGCCACGCGGCCATCAGCATGACGCGCGGGACTGATTCGGGGCTGTGGTCGAGCATGTCACGGATTCGGANGCCCTCGTCGAAGCGGGCGGCNTCCTCGGCGTTGTTCCGCATNTTGCCACGGGCGTTGACGAAGTTGTCGGCGCGGCTGGCGGCAATGTCGCCGCTGAAGACGCCCCAGACGGTGAGGGCGCTGAAGTCGTTTTCCTGCTTCGTCGTGTAGGCGGTGTCCACCGAGGCGATGATGTAGTCGAGCGGCGGGAAGGCGTCGTCTACCCATGTCTCCCAATACTGGGCCTTGATGATGGCGCTGCCCCGGCTGGTCGGCTCCTGCTGGAACTGCCCGGCGACGGCGAACGGCCCCATGACCTTGCTGTCGCGCTCGACCACCTCCAGCGGGAAGCGGGCGGGGAACAGAAGCTCGCCGTCTGTTTGCCGGGGGTCCTCGATGCCGAGCTGCGTCGGGTGCGCCCGAGTCGGATCGTATTTCATGGGCAGCATGACGTGATCATACCCGAGGCGCTTGTCGAGGATCGTGCCGGACACGTCGGCCTCGTGCAGGCGCTGCATGATGACGATGATCGCCGAGCTGTCGGGGTTGTTGAGGCGCGTCGGAACGGCTTCGAGGAACCACTGGACCGTGCTCTCGCGCATGGCGTCGGAGTTCGCGCCATCGACGCTGTGGGGGTCGTCGATGATGACCCTGTCGCCACGGGCGCCGGTGATCGACCCGGCGGCTGCGGCCTGCCTGAAGCCTGTGGCTGTGTTCTCGAACTTGGTCTTCTGGTTCTGGTCGCCGGTGAGTTGAACCCGCTCGCCCCAACGCTTCTGATACCACTCGGACGTGATCAGGCGCCGCATGCGCAGGCCGTCGCGGATGGCGAGGTCGAGCGAATGGGACGCGCAGACGTAGCGCAGGTGGGGCATATTTTTAGGACCCCATTCCCACGCTGGGAAAAATACCCCGCACAGCAATGACTTCATCAGGCCGGGCGGCACGTTGATCAACAGGCGGTTGTAGAGCTGCCCGCTGTCCAGTTCGACACCGTCCGTGATGGCTTCGAGGTGGGCGCAGATGAAGTCGATGTGCCAGCCGTGGACGTAGTTCTGGCCGGGCTCGATGATGTGCCACGCCTGCCGCACGAACGCGGCGAGGCTCTCCTCGGCATCCACCAGATCCAGCTCGTAGAGCGTCTGGTCGATGTCGAGGCGCCCGCCCTTATATGTAATGTAGCGGGCCATCAGCAGCTCAGACCTTCCCGATCGCACAAGTACGGCTCGCCATCCTCGCCAATCACTTCGAACAGGGTCATGACTTCGATGTGGTCCTCCTGCGAGGAATAGATCAGCAGGCCGTCCGGGGCCTCATAGCAGTAGCCCTCGTCGTGCGTGTCCATCTCGGGGCGGCGCAGCCAGCCGTAGGTCCAGTGAGGGCCGCAGGATTGGTAGGGCTTCAAAGCTTCCTCCCCATCGTGACGTTAGCCTGAGCCCGGATGTCCTGATTGCGCCACGACCAGCACTCGCCGGTGTCCTGAAAGACGACCCAGACAAGATCGTGCTCGGCGCCATAATCAATGACGACGTGCGCGAGGCCCGGCCCCTTGGGCGTCGTGACCGGCAGCGGCGGGTTGAGCTGGAGCATCACCGCTCACCCGGCTCATGCTCGATGACCTTCCCGGCGCTCATCAGCGCCAAGCGCAAGGCGTCACGGCTATCCGCGTCAAGTTGACGCACGTCAACGGCGCTGTTCGTGACGATGGTGATTTGGGGCGCGTCGTCGCGTTTTTCGCAGTAATCGTCCCTGAACCGAGCCGAGACCGACTTCGTCCAGACGGCTGCGTTGAACTTGTCCGCGATCATCCCGGCCTTGCCAGCCTTCTCCCACCAAGCCTGCTCGTGGATCTTCGCGCGCGTAAGGGCTGTGCGAAAATCTTCGTGCTCGTCTGTCCACCTGATCAATGTAGCGCGATCAACATCCAGATCCGAAGCAATCTCCGCAGGCGAGCAGCCGTTGCGGCCAAGCTCAATAACCTTCTCGCAATACTCGGGACGATACAGCGACGGGCGCCCGACTGGACGCTTTTCTTTGATCGCCTTCTTAACAGCCATGTTCAAGCCCCTCACATTCTCACTAAAGATAATCCCTATCAGGCAAAACGACAATGACCCCCAGAATTGCGGGCGAACGGTCCCCCTGAAATTATTTTCAAGAAAATGTCGATTAGGGCTAGACAGGCGAAATAATTACGCCTATAACTCTAATCACGGTCAGCGACCGAGACACTTACCAGATGGAGATCGACATGACTTTCAACTTCTACGGCCTCGGCGAGATCACCCCCTGCCTGACCTTCATCGCTACCGGCGAGGGCCTCTGGGACACCCTTTGCGAGAACATTGTGGACCACGTCCTCGGCGCCGACCCCTACTCCGAGGTTGCCGCCCGTGACTTGATTGAGATCGTCGCCATGCAGACCTCGGACGAGGCCGAGTACACCGAGGCGGTGTTTGTTCAGGGCAAGTTGGTCGGCTCCATGGACACGCCCTTCTTTCTGAATCCCAGCGAATACGTCAAGATCTGAGGGGGACACCATGACCACCGACTACAAAATCATCGTGAGCTTCAACGTCCACTCCCCCCACAAGAGCTGGGACTGGTGCGCCGTCACCGACGACTATGATGGGCAGGAAGACGACCCCATCGGCTACGGCGCCACTGCGCTGGAGGCCATCGAGATCCTGATGGATCAATTAAATGACCGGGAGGCGAAATAATTACGCAAACCCCGTTGACAGGCGAAATCATTACGCCTATGGTCAAATCACGGTCGAGATGGAGACCGGAACTAGCTAGATGGAGATTAATATGACCGCTTCCAACATGACCCTCGCCGACCGCGCCGCCCTTGCCAAGGACGTCCTCGACGCCGCCCAGCGCCAGTTCGACGCCATCAAGGCCGAAATCAAGGCCACCCGCCACGACGGCATCATTGAGGGCGACTTCGCCACCGTGACCATCACCTACACGACCCCCGAGCGTTTTGACGCCAAGGCCGCCAAGGCTTTCCTGACCGCCGAACAGGTCGCGGCCTGCACGAAGCCCGGCTCGCTGGTCGAGACCATCCGCATCAAGAACAAGCTGGCGGCGGCGGCCTAATCATCCAGAGGGGGCGCACAGCCCCCACCACCCACCCAATGGAGATCAACATGCAAAAGCTCATTGACGCCTACCGTGCCAACCCGACCGACATGAACGCCCTGAAGCTCGCCCACCACTGCAAAAAGCACACCATGAGCGTGTGCATGCTGACCGTGGCCGACGCCGCCCTTCTGGGCAAGGCAAGGGCACAGCTTGCTCCCATTGTGGCCAAGTTGGACGCGGTCGTGATCGGGGAGTTCATCTGATGGTACACACCTCCCGCCTCAAGCCAGACGGCTGCTACGAGGTCTTCTACTTCGACCAATTGGTCGGGTGGGTCCGCCAAGGCCATATGAAGGCCAAGGGCAGGCCCATTTGGCGGGCGCTGTCCACCCACGGGGATTTGCGCCATGCGGCCTCCTTGGCCTCGGCACGGGCTGCGCTGCTGGAGATGAACCATTGAGCGCCTACTACAACGAAATCGAACCCTACGCAGCCCAGTGGCTGCGTAACCTCATAGCGAAGGGTCTGATAGCAGATGGCGAAGTGGACACCAGATCAATTGTCGATGTTCAGCCTGTGGACCTCAGAGGCTTCACCCAGTGCCACTTCTTCGCCGGTATCGGCGGATGGGGACACGCCTTGCGTCTTGCCGGATGGCCGGATGACAGACCCATCTGGACGGGCTCGTGCCCCTGCCAGCCGTTCTCGGTCGCAGGCAAGGGAGCTGGTACAGACGATGCCCGCCACCTCTGGCCCCACTTCCACCGCCTCATCGCCGCCTGCCGACCCCCTGTCGTCATGGGAGAGCAAGTTGCGGGGAAGGCTGGGTACGGATGGTTCGATGGAGTTCGCTCTGATCTGGAAGGAACTGGCTACTCCAGCCGGGCGGTCGATATTCCGGCTCTCGCGGTCAACGCCCCGCACATTCGCCAGCGACTCTATTGGGTCGCAGTGGACTTGGCCGACGCCAACGTCTCAGCCATGCGGGGGAGACGGGGAGAGCTTCCTGAAAAGAAAGGGGCGGAAGCCGGACGGAGCGATAACGGATCTGGGTGCGCTGGTTCATTCTGGGACGACCACATCTGGCTCACCGGATCAGACGGAAAATCGAGGCGCTCTAAATCCGGCCTTCCCCTGCTGGCTTATGGGCTACCCAACAGAGTGGGACGCCTGCGCGCCTACGGCAATGCGATCTGCGCCCCGCTCGCGGCAGAAGTGATCCGCGCCTTTATGGAGTGCGAACCATGATCGGCACCAAACACAACCGCCTGACCGTCTTGAGCCTTGCAGAAACCAAAGGTCGCCGAGGCATGTTGCTATGCCGCTGCGACTGCGGGGCTGAGAAGGTGATCGAAGCCCGGCGCGTACGAAAAGGCCTGACCAAATCGTGCGGCTGCTTGTCGCGTGAGATCTCGAAGTTCAGACACAGGCGCTGGAACATCCTGCGAGGATCCAGCCCCCTCGATTCAGTAGATGAGGACATCATCCAATGACCCCCACCGCCTTCAAGGAACTCACCAAGGACCTCGGCTTCACGACCGGCGACGTGGCCGTCCTGATGGGCGTGACGCGCCGGACGCCCCAACTCTGGCTGTCGGGCCATAGCCCCATCCCCCAGTCGGTCTCCATCCTGCTGCGGGCCATCAAGGACGGCCTGATCCCGCTGGAGTGGGTCGAGGACCGCATACTTGAGACCATCAAGATCGCCTGACGCCCGAGGGGGTGCGTTAGGTTGAGAGGGCCGGGGGCAGGTACTGCGTTCCCCCGGCCCTTTTTCGTTTGGGGTGCAATCTTTGGGGTGCGAGGAAAACCGCAGCCGGAGCATAATATAATTTTTTTTTTTATTTTATTTTAATTTACTACTTTTCTTTCTTTTTTGATCTTTTGCACCCCAAAAAAGAAAAAGAGTATATAAATTAAGGATTTAGGTTGGGGTGCAATCTTGGGGTGCAATCCACTTTGGGGCGCAATCATTGCGCCCCACTTTTTTGGTTTCGATCAAAAAGGGGCGTCCGTGAAGTCCGTGTCGCCATTATGGAAGTCGCGGACTAGGGCCTTCACAGTGTTGGGGTGCAATGCTGCGCCCTCCAGATCTTTCGCACCCCTGCGGTGCCAGACGTAATGGTCGCGCCTTGTCTTGGTGATTTTGACCCTCCTGCCCTCAATCGGGGTATACCCCATGTCACTTAAAATGTGCCCGATGGCCTTCGTCTGGGGGAAATCGCGGCCATCCATCGTCGCCATATCCTTGAGATATGTAACATCAATAACGTCCGGCCCGACGACCGCGCAGGCGTAGTCTGCGATGGCAGTCTCGATGCTGTCGCGGTCTTCGGAGACGTGCATCGAGCGCATCGCCGCCAGCCCATCGGTCTCAGGCGCCCGGCCCGACGGGGAGAAGTCAGCCGACACCTTCCAGTCTGAAAGCATCCGAGCGAACACGTCGGGGCGCCGATCCAGATCGTCAAAGAGCGTCCTGAAGTAATCCTCAGTGCCAACCGCCCCGCCGTGTTGAGCGAAGAGGTCTTCCTTGCGCGTCTGCCGAGTGAAGATCACGCAATAGCGCCGGTCGTTGTCGCCGACTGGGATCGCGTCCGAGTGATTGGTGAAGAGCATGTACGACGAAAAGTTCGGAATGTGCTTCTCGTCCTTGCCCTTGTGGACGACGGCAATGGTGTTGTTGGTGATGAGCGGCTTCATCTTGTCGAGGATCGCGTACTTGTTTGTGCCCGAGATCCTGATCTCCTCAATGCAGACCAGCACCGAGCCCTCGGCCCACCCGGTAAACGCCGAGTCGATGGCAGTCGTCGAAACGACCGAGGCCTGCTTGCCCAGAACCGCCTGCATGACCCGGAAGAAATAGCTCTTGCCGTTCCCCTCGATCCCCTTGAGCAGCAAGGCCCACTGCACCCGCCTGCCGGGGTTCTGGTACACGTAGGCCATGAAGTCGATCAGGATGGCCTGCTCGCGCTCGCTGGCCACCGTATTGCCCACATGGATCATGAACCGACCCATGATCACCCTAGCCTCATCATCCAGCGCCTCACAAGGCTCTGCGCCGCTGCGCTCGTAGGTGTTGAGGTGCGACAGGCCATTCTCCAACTGGAAAATCCGCTCGGCCCCCGGCCAGAACATCTTGGAGGCCACCGTGGGGATGCGGCAATAGTTCAGGGCGAAAGACGCGGCGTCGGGGACCTCGCCAACCAGCACCTCGGGCATGCGGTCGAACTTGGCCCGGAAAGCCTCCCGTTTGATTGAGTGCCGGGTGGAGACCATTTCGAAGGTAGCGTCCGCCTCGCAGTAGACCCAGTCGGCCAGCCAACTGGGACCGTCAAAAGGGCCGCCCTCGACCCCCTCCACGGCGCCAGCAGTTGAGCGCCCAGACCCCTTGGCGGGCTTGAATGCCTTGTTGATGACCCCTTTGGTCATTCCGGCTCCCTTGCCGAAGGTGTCGTAGGCGAACCCCGCCAGCATCATCCGCATGTCGGCCCTGAGCTGGACCTCCCCGAGGGCGCTGACCTTATTGCGCAGGGCTGTATAGCCCTCCAGCGAACGCAGCGAGCGCGCCTCGGCCTCAAGGGCGACGTAGGTCGAGCCCGTGGGCTGGATCTCGACTGCGGCCCGGCGCCCACCGGCAAGGTGAATGATTGAGGCCATGGTGACGGGCCGAGACGCGCCGCCAAATGACCGCCACTTGGTCCGCATCTGCCGAGCATCGTGCTTGGAACTCTCAATGCTCCACGCCGTCCAACGACGCCAGCCCTCCTCTGAGCCACGGAACTCATGATAGAGCGCCATGCCGACGCGGAGCCACTCGTCATAGTCTTTGCCCTCGGCGGGGTAGTTCTCAAGGAGGGCGTCAATCTCACCAATCGACATGCCGAGCGGCTCGGCGGCGACCATGGCCTCAAGGTCGCTGAAGTCGTCGTCCTCGCCCCCGACCGTAATCGCGATTTCAGTTAGGTTGACCGCCCACGGCTCCCCATCCTGACGCAGGGACCAAGGCGTAATGCCCTCCCGGTTGCTGGGCAGGAACATGATCTGGGACATGACGAAGCTGCACGGGTCCACGTTACCAAGGTCCACAAGGCGAATGATGTCGTTGACGATGACCTTATACTCGGCCTCGTTGACGGGGCGGCTGAGGGGGACGCACAGGCGGAACCGGGGGACCTCGGGCGTGTGCCGGAAGGTCGAGTAGGCGACGAAGGCGCAGGGGAGCGTCATGCCGAGCTGGAACTCAATATCTGTCAGCGATCCCTGCGGGGCATCGAAGTCGAGCGTGGCGACAGTGCGCACGGCAATGTTGCCGTCGGCCCGGCCCTTGGTCTCGTCGGCCCGAACGCCGCCCACAAAGGCCGCCCGGCCCACACTGGCCTCTTTGCTGGGGTACGCCTTGAAGGTGCTCAGTGTAGTGGCGAAGGGGCCCCACTCAGTCTCCCGCGTCTCCGCAGTGGCGAAGTTTGGGCAGTAGGTGAAGCGGATCATCATGCTCCACCCTTTTCAACAGGGAACAAAAACGTCGCGGCCATGACGTCAGACGACAGCGCCTTCTTCACTTCCTCAAGGTCAAAGCGCCGGTGTCCCGAGGGTAGTTGAATGCAGGGAATGCGCCCTTCCTTGGCCAAACGGCAGACGGTCTGCTTCGTCAGGCCGATCTCCTTCCCCAATTTTGTGCTTGTGAGCATGGCTCAATTTCCTTCGTTCGTGATTGACACTAAAGAGAGGATAACGTAATAATTCGTCGTTAGCAACAACCCTTGAAGGAACCCTGAAATGCTTGAACTTGAAATCCAAAAGCTCACTGCCGCCATCACCGCACTGATTGAAGAACTTCGGTCGGCAAAAGTCGGTAATGAATTGCCGACCGAAAAAGAAACTCCGACAAACCTCGACAAACCCCGACAGAGGAAGCCGAAGGTAACGCAGGAAGAGGTTGAGGCCCTCGTCGAGGCGGCAACTCCTGTAAAAAACACCGAATGTACCGATCAACCCCTAAAGGACGAGATCCCCGAGGGGCGCCCCGACATCACCGAGACTTCATTGAAGACGATGGCGCTGGAAATTGTCCGGGCCGACTCAAGCGCCCGCCCATTAATTCTTGCGATCCTCGCCGAATATGGGGCCAAGACCGTCACCCAGCTTGACCATAAGCACCACCATGAGGTCCATGGACGCCTGATGAGCATCGCCTACGACATCGCCAAGAACGGCGAGGTAACTCAATGACTGCGCACGCCAAACTGAGCGCCTCTGGCGCCCACAGGTGGATGGCCTGCCCCGGCAGCGTTAGGGCCGAGGAGGGGCTGAAAGAGAGCACCAGCTCCTTCGCCGAGGAGGGGACGAGGGCGCATGATCTTATGGAGATGATGCTCACGGGCAAGCCCATCCGCGTTGGGGCTTACGACTTGGAGATGTGGGAATATGTTGAGTCCTACGTCAGCTACGTCCTCAGCCAGAAGAAGCCCGACGACGCCCTGTTCATAGAGCGCCGGGTGAACTTCAGCGAGTGGGTGCCGGGGGGCTTTGGCACCGCCGACACCATCATAGTCAGTGACGAAGTCCTGCACATCGTGGACCTGAAGTACGGAAAGGGGGTGCCGGTGTTTGCGGAGAACAACCCGCAGCTCATGCTCTACGCCTTGGGCGCCTACGACGAGTGCATGTTCCTGTCCGACTTTCAATCGGTCAAGATTAGCATTGTCCAGCCCCGCCTCGACACTATCAGCGAGTGGGAGATCTCAATCACCGACCTGCTAAAGTTCGGCGAGACGGCGCGTCAGGCCGCCCTCGACACGGAGAACCCCAAGGCCAAGCGCGTCCCCGGCGAAAAGCAGTGCCGGTGGTGCAAGGCCAAAGCGACTTGCCCGGCACTGCTGAAGCTCACCACAGACACTCTCATGACCGACTTCGAGCAGCTCGACGAGGCCCCGTCCCCGTACAAGTTGACCGAGCCGCAGATGAGAAAAGCTGTGGAGAACAAAAATTTAATTGAGGCTTGGCTTTTATCTGTGGAAAACTTTGTGAAGGAGCACCTACTTGAGGGCGGCTCCTTTGAGGGGTTCAAGCTGGTCGAGGGAAGGTCAATACGCAAATGGTCGGACGAGGATCAAGCTGGCGAGCGCCTTGTGGATTTGGTTGGGGAGCAGAACGCCTTCACCAAAAAATTGATCAGCCCCGCGCAGGCGGAGAAGCTCCTCGGCAAGAAGGACAAGGCCAAGATCAGCGACATCGTTGCAAAGCCCCGTGGCGCTGCGACACTTGCGAAAGAGAGCGACCCACGCCCGGCGATCAACCCGGTGGAGGCCGACTTTAATGACCTTGACGGCGATGAAACTGAGGCGTAACGTGTTCAAGCGTCACGAAGTGGCGTTCAACCCTAGAAGCTATAAGGAAAAAGCAAATGTCGAAAATCATCTTGAAAGATGTGCGTCTGTCGTTCCCCAGCCTGTTCCACAAGGCAGTGTTTGATGGCAAGGAGACGAAGTTCGAGGCGACTTTCCTGATCGATAAGGCGGGCGATGCCGCGAAGATCAAGGAGATTAAGGCGGCCATTGACGCCATGATCAAGGACGACCTCAAGGGCGCCAAGCTCCCCCCGGACAAGATCTGCATGAAGGACGGCGACAGCATCGACTACGCTGGCTACGCCGGAACCATGAGCCTCAAGGCTTCCAGCACGAAGCGCCCCATCATCATCGACCGCGACAAATCTCCGTTGACCGAGGACGACAACAAGTTTTACGCGGGCTGCTACGTCAATGCCTCGTTAGAATTGTGGGCGCAGAACAACAACTACGGCAAGCGCATTAACTGCAACCTGTTGGGCGTTCAGTTCATGAAGGACGGAGAGCCCTTCGCTGATGGCGTTAAGGGAAGCATCGACGACTTTGAGGCTTTCACCGACGAGGACGTTGACTTCATCTGATCTAACGCGCCGCCCGGTTACGCTGGGCGGCGCACTTGCATATCTACCAACTGAGGCCACTCCTCATGCTTGTCCTAGACTGCGAAGTTTACACCGACTACTTTCTGATTATGTTCAAGAACATTGAGAATGGGCGTTACGCCTCTTACGAGATGTTTGAGGGGCAGGAGTTGCACAGGTCCCGCGTCATCCAATTGATGAAGGAGCACACGACCGTCAGCTTCAACGGCCTCGGATATGACATCCACATCATCGCCGCCGCCCTTGAGGACTGGTCCTGTGACGCGATTAAGCGCCTCTCCGACGAGATCATCAAGTCCAACTTGCCCGCATGGCAGGTGGCAAAAAATAATCGCCTGCGCGTGTCGCACGATTGGGACCACATCGACGTGATCGACGTGGCGCCGGGCAAGGCAGGCCTGAAGATCTACGGGGGGCGCATGGGCGCCAAGAAGCTTCAAGACCTTCCCATCGCCCCCGAAGACAGCATCAGCCCCGAGCAGCGGGTGGAGCTGCGCCGGTACTGTAAGAACGACCTCGACACGACTGAGGCGCTCTACCGGCAGTTGGAGCCAGCCATCAAGCTCCGTAAGCAGATCGGGGCGCAATACGGCGGCATCGACCTGCGCTCCAAGTCCGACGCCCAGATTGCCGAGGCCGTCATCAAATACCGCCTGCACGAGTACACGGGCCGCACCTACAAGCCCCGCAAGGTCGCAGTGGGGCACGAGTGCCGGTACGAGGACCCAAAGATCGTCTCATTCCAGAGCGAAGAACTCCAGAAAGTTTTCCACAGAATTTTGAAAACGGGCTTCCCGGTCGGCTCAAACGGCGCGGTCACCATGCCCGACTGGCTCCAGAAGCAGCGGATCAAGATTGGCCAGACCGAGTATCAGATGGGGATCGGCGGCCTGCACAGTTGCGAGAAGCGCCAGAGCGTCGTGGCGCAGCCCAATCAGATCCTCGCCGACTTTGACGTGGCGTCCTACTACCCCAGTATCATCCTGAAGTTGAAGCTGGCGCCAAAGAGCATGGGCAGCGACTTTCTGCTGATCTATCAAGACATTGTGACCGAGCGCCTTCAGGCCAAGGCGCGGGGCGACAAGCTCACCGCCGACACCCTCAAGATCGTTATCAATGGGAGTTTCGGCAAGCTGGGCTCAATGTACAGCGCCCTCTACGCGCCGGAGCTGATGATCCAGACGACGATCACGGGCCAGCTTTGCCTGCTCATGTTGATCGAGTGGGTGGAGAGCATCGGGGCGCGGGTAGTGAGCGCCAACACGGACGGCATCGTGGTGCTGTGTGACAAGTCCCGCGAGAAGTGGCTTGAAGAAGTCATGTTCGATTGGATGCTGACGACGAGTTTCGAGCTTGAGCGCGCGGACTATCGGTCGATCCACTCCCGCGACGTGAACAACTACATCGCTGTGAAGCCCGACGGGAAAGCCAAGCGCAAGGGCGTCTACGCCGAGCCGGTGTTGTCTAAGAACCCCGACTTCACCATTGTCACCGACGCCGTGGCAACGTTCCTCAGCAAGGGCATATCAGTTGAAGATACGATCCGGGGCAGCACTGACGTGAAGGGCTTCGTGACCGTCCGGCAGGTGACTGGCGGAGGTCTGTGGCGGGGCGAGTATCTCGGCAAGGCCGTGCGGTTCTATTACTCGAACACAGTTGGCCCTGATGAGTGCATCAGCTACGCGAAGAACTCGAACAAGGTGCCCCGCTCTGACGGGGCCAAACCGATGATGGAATTGCCCGACGAGTTGCCGGGCGATGTGGACTATGACCGTTATATTAAAATGGCGCACGACGCGCTTAAAGACATGGGGGTGATGAAATGAGCAGCACAAATAAAATGATTGATGAGTGCCTCGATTTGGCCACGGTGATGCGACCTTTCCTTGCTGGCAAGCGGGGGCCGGTCGTAATGACGACACTGTGCATGCTCACTGCCGAAGCCATAATAAACACGGTCCCCGATGTTAGCACGGAAGAAATGTTCCGCATGGTTGACCAGTGCATCCGCGACTACACCATGCGTTTGGAGGATGCCGCCAATGACGCCCCGTGAAGTGATACCCGCACACATACCGGAAGAGGTGGAAACGGAAGTTTCCGCCGCCCTCACCAAGATGGTGGCGGGCGAGCGCCGCCATCTCACTCCTGACTTGCACATTAAAAAGATGCTTGAGAAGACCGTCGAGGCGGCGCTCGTCAGGCGCGTGAAGGAGTTGGGTGGCCTGTGTGAGAAGTTCGTCTCGCCCGGTCGGCGCAGCGTCCCCGACCGCATCGTCACCCTGCCGGGTGGCCGCATTGTCTTCGTTGAGGTGAAGGCACCCGGCAAGAGGCCGACCGAGTTGCAGGAACGCGACCACTGGCGGCGCCGGAAGCTTGGCTGCGAAGTTGTCGTCATCAACAGCATGGAAGGCGCCAATGCTTTCTCGTAAAGACATGCACGAGTATCAAAAACAAACTGTGCGGTTGATTATTCAAAAACGCCGCATTGGATGCTTTTTAGGGCTTGGGCTTGGCAAAACAGTTTCTAGCCTGACCGCCGTCAGTGATCTCCTTGACGAGTTCTCCGTCCACAGGGTCCTGATCGTTGCGCCTTTGCGCGTGGCCAACAGCGTCTGGGCGCAGGAGGCGGCCAAGTGGGCGCACCTGAAGCATCTCCGGGTCTCCGTCTGCACGGGCTCGCAGAAGGCCCGTCTGGTGGCCCTACAGGCAGACGCGGACGTGTTCGTCATTAACCGGGAGAACATGCCTTGGCTGGTGGAGACGCTCGGGGCCAAGTGGCCCTTTGACATGATTATCATCGACGAGAGCAGCAGCTTCAAAAGTTCTTCGTCCCAGCGGTTTAAGGCCCTGCGGCGGGTGTTGCCCAAGACTGAGTACATGGTCCTGCTGACCGGGACGCCGTCGCCCAATGGTCTCCTCGACGTCTGGTCGCAGATGTATCTAATCGACTTCGGGCAGGCGCTGGGCCGTACCATGACCGCCTTCAAACAGCGGTTTTTTGAGCCGGACTACATGGGCTACAAGTTCACGCCCCGTGAGGGCTCCGCCGACAAGATCCACACGCTGATGGCGCCCAGCGTCATCCACATGAGCGCCGAGGACTACCTCGACCTGCCCGAGCGCATCGACCTCATTGAGCGCGTGGACATGAACCCCGCCGCCCTTGAGGCGTACAACGACTTTGAGAAGACCCTATTCACCGAGCTGGAGGACGGGGAGGAGGTCGAGGCGGCGACTGCTGCGATCTTGGCCAACAAGCTCCTGCAATTCGCCAACGGCTGCATGTACGCGGGCGGGGAGGGCAAGTGGTCAGCAATCCACGAGGACAAGCTCGATGCACTTGCCGAGATCATTGAGGACAATGCCAATGAAAATATACTGGTCGCCTACAATTATCGGTTTGACCTTGAGCGTCTCAAAAAACGGTTTCCCGGTGCGGTTATCTTGGACAAGGCGCAGGACACGATTGACCGTTGGAATAGGGGCGAAATCAAAATGCTTCTGGCTCATCCGGCGTCTGCTGGGCACGGGCTAAACTTACAGGACGGGGGTGCCACCATCGTCTGGTTCGGCCTGACGTGGTCGCTGGAGCTGTATCAACAATTTAACGCGCGCCTGCACCGGCAGGGTCAAATTAAACCCGTAAAAATTCTTCATGTAGTGGCGAGAAAAACCATTGACGAACGTGTTCTAGACGTCCTATCGTCCAAGGATGCAACGCAGAAGCAGTTGCTTGCCGCTTTGAAACCCTGATTGAAATGGAGATAACAGATAAATGAAATTTCTCATCACGATGAACATGCCTTCGCGTAACAATCCTATTCACCAGATCATCTGCGAGTACCCCGCCAAGGGGTTGGCAGATTTCTGTGATGCGTTGGAGAAGCGCGAGTTCACCATTGTTGAGGAATTCTATAAAAAAACAGACGCAGAAAATAACCCCTATTATGAGTCGCAGGGGCTCACTTCTGTGAACTACCGATATGTCGGCAAGGTCAAAGAACTGAGCTATCGGAACAATAACAGCAACAAATATGGAGATTAAAATGGACCACACAAAAATCCTCACAGACGCCGTTCTTATTCTGCGGGATAGAGACCAGCAGTATGGCAGCATGGCGGAAACAATGGGTCGGGCCTGCCAGATCTATGAATTGATCACGGGTAACCCCTTGAGCGTTTACCACGCCAACATTTTTATGACGTCCTTAAAGATGTCGCGCATTAGAACATCCCCTGACAAGCCCGACAATTACGTTGACGGCATCAATTACTTAGCTTTTGCTGGGGAGTTTGCCACGACGGGCGACGATTCCGAATCCATCATTAACGATAGCATGAAGGAGATGGTGGAGATCCTGAGCCAAAAATACCCTGCCCCAGAGCAGGGGGCGTAACAAAAAGGTACAGTACGTGTGTGTCCGCGTTAAGGAAATGGCAACAACTCACCACTATGGTTGGGATGTCGCCAACATTGACACGGAGATTGACATGAACACCATCCAGCAAAAGCTTCGCCGCTTTGAGACTTTGATAGATCCGCAGTACCGCACCAAGCGGGAGTTCCTGATTAACCCGGACGGGATCGAGGCGGCGAACTACATCGACAACTTCCACCGCCACATGGGCTACGTCATACAGCTCGCGTTGGAGCACATTGAGGATGAGGGCATACACGCCCAGATAACCCGCCACGGCTATGCCGCATTGAAGGGAGTTAAGTGATGGATATGGAATTAAAAATCGTTGGGGCTTTACTGCTCCTCGTAGGCGTCAACATCATCATCGGATGGGGGTTCTGATGACTGAATGGCAAGGCATATCAACCGCGCCAAGGGATGAATGGATATTGGTCTATCAAGCACATGGGCAGCATGGCGGTATGGTGTTCACTGGCGGCCATTGCTATGTAGTTAAGTGGGCGTATGGCAATGAATTTTGGTACGACAAATCTTCAAACATTCTTGAGATACAAGACATGAAAGATCATGCGGTAACATACTTCACATGTGTACCCACCCACTGGATGCCACTTCCGCCACCGCCTAAGAAGGGGGATGAGTGATGATCGACAAAAATAAGACCTACAAAACTAGAGATGGTCGTGAAGTCCGCATCTATGCGACGGATGGGGACAATAATAAAACTATTCACGGCGCTATTTGGTCAAATGGCTGGCAATTTCGACTTTGGTATGCTGACGGTTCTTATGACAGGGATGTAGAGAGTAAATTAGACCTCATCGAAGTCCGCCCCCGCCACAAGCGGACGGTGTGGGTGAATGTGTGTGAAGATAGCGTAGGCAAAGTCTGTGAAACAAAAGAAGATGCAGATAGGTTGGCAAGGATCATTCGTCGCATCGCCTGCATCAAGGTCGAGTTGCATTTTGAGGAGGGTGAGGGACTATGACTGACGATCTTGTAAAGCGGCTGCGCGAAAAAGCATTCCGAACTGAGACGTATGAACTGGTAAACGCAGCCGCCATTCGCATCGAGAAACTGGAGGCGGCGTTGGCGAGTGTATTGAGTTTCGATCTTACGGATGAAACTTGGGTAAAATTGGGCTTCGATCCATTATTTATCCGCGATACCTTTGACGCCGCCCGCAAAGCACTGAAGGGGAAAGATG